TTACATACATATAATATATAATATACCTACATTTTACCAAACTGGGACTTGTTTTCTACTAGTTTTGGACTAGTTTCTGACTTCGGAAGGGGTAAAGAGTTACTTAGTCCTGACTTGTTCGCTACATATTCAAGTAAGAGACTATTCCAATCTCCATTTTTAGCGGCCTTTCTAAGATCGTTCATTGGGTCAAGCTTCTTGGCTTCGCTAGTCATCTTGCCCAAAGTCCCAATAAATGAACGTTGAAAGTTCATTAAGCTTTCTTCTGTGCTGTTTTCTATCTCAGCTATCACGGGCTCCAGTATATCTATCAGGTAACCTTCTGTTTTAAGTTTTTTTTCCCACGTGTCTACTATCCATTCTCTGAGGACAAACCTGTAAAGAATTAGGATTATTGCGATCTCCCCGATAAATAATAGGGGTATAATTTGGCTCAGTTCCATAACTCTCTAGTAATTAGGGCCTAAAAAGGAGTACGCTTGTGAGAAACGGTGGCCCTGTTAAATTTAAACTCTGTCCCAATTCTTCTGTTCTACAAAAGGTGGTTTTGAACAGCCCGCTTTTTTCATGCCTTTTAACTTTTGTCGAATCCCAACTCCAAGAAGGGGTTTTTCCCACCACGCCGCATCGTCACTTTGTTGGTAAAGATTAATCAGATCGTATTCATACTGACTACAGATATTAACACCCTCACCAAAAACCTCGGTGGCTTCTCCAGTTGGCTTTGTCAGGTCAATACCACTAATTGTTGTTCCAATATCAAAACCCTGTTCAACGGACCACTCAAAAGCCCTAGTAGGGATACTTTTTACACCATCAACGACCCAATCCAACAAAGTCTTTTTTTGTTTATCGAAATCATCTAAAATTTGTTGTCTAAAAATATATGCGATCGCGCCAAGTCCACCAAGAATGGCCAAACCTATCGGGAGTCCTAGTTCCTGAGTTATTGGTCTGTCATGTAATCGCTTGTAGTAGTTGTTCAGGGCCTTATATTGCGTTGAGTTCAGTTTCTTAAAGGTCTTGCCGTCAGGCATCAACTCTAAGGCCATTTACTTTCGCCTATGTTGAATCAAGCATTGAATATGGGCGGGACTTCCGGGGGTCATCCCTGAACAGGGATCTCCCTTATCTTTTAGAAAAGCTTTGGCGGCAATAATCAAAAGCGCTAAATCCAACGTTACCCCCCCCTTTTATCGTGCCAGAAATCGTTTAGGGTCATGTCTGAGACCTCAATACTTCCATAACAGCAACGGCGACAATTAGAAATCGAAATAAGAGTTGTTCCCAAGAATGGTCCTCGTAAGGCACACTATCGCCTCTTCTTTTTTCCTGCGGGGGTTTTCCTGAACGCCACGCCCATCTTCTTTAGGTTCAACTTTCCAGATCGTAACACAAAGCGCGGTTTCTTACTGTTAGCTTTTACAAACTTATTCCAAGCTGATAGTTTACGTTTTTTGGTAAACCTAGTATCTAATCGTTTTAGTGCTTTGCCACGTTCCTCATATTCTTGTCTAATCTCTTGTTCTTCTTTGATTGCCTTAAAACCCCCACGCTGACCATCCGCAAAACCCATTCGATAATACTCACGTTCTCTCTTTGTGGGCATTAGTCGCGGTATATCCTTCCAACTAAATTGGTATCTGTGGTTGTACCGGCGCCTGTACTATCTGTACGAACTACAACTTTAATTTCCGTATAAGGAGGTATCAAAAACGGTATAGTTACCGATGCTGGCATATCTTCTTGGTCACTAGCGGTCTTAAGTTTCATTATTACTGATCCGTTAAAACTTATTTCTGCAATTCCAATCGCTCCACCAGTAACAGCAGACATATTATTCGGACCATTAAAGTTGAATTCACCAACAAACAAATAATTCCCAGTGGTAAAATCTAAATGCAATACGTCGGAATTGTCAACTTGTTTGGGGCCACTATAAGCATACGCAAAATTACCTGCTACCTCGATTGCTTCAGCCGCACCGGTAAAGCTGTTGCTCTGTCCTAGTAGGCCTCCACCGCCGCCGCCGCCGTCAAGAGCCATAAGACTCCTAAGGTGCGTACGTTATTGATACTGCTACGTCTACCGTTTCAGCCGTTGTACAGCTTACAGAGAAATCTATCTGGTTGGCTGCTATAATATCAAAGATACCGCCAGAGTTCTCGATGACTACAGGCATACCGTTGTTTCCGTCCAAGGGGCCTGCGGCCTGATTGGACCAAGAAGGTCCCGCCATGATCTGTTGTACTGAAACACCATCACCCGCAAACTTAAAGACACTGCAACCATCTGTGGCGCTTGTGTGGTCTGGTGAACAAGACATTGAGATTCTAACGACTTTTCGCATCCCCTCTGGATTGGTCGTACTCTGAGCGCTACCAAGCAATTGTGAAATGCTTGTGAACGTTCCTGCCGTCAAAGACGATCCTGCTAACGTGTAAGTCCTAGTTTGTAATCCGCTCATGCTTTTACCCTTATTGGTCCTAGCTTAGCTAGTTGGCCGTTACCGAATGACTTCGCTAACATCTTACCAACAAAAGCGGCACCGAGGGTACCAATAATCTTATTTTTATTTGAAGCAACGTTTGTTTGTATAGTTCCCAACGCTCCGGATAGGTTTCCACCTAATGCTTCTTGGATTGCTGTATCAACACCGGCCGAAGAGGCCAGACTAAGAGCCGCCCCCGTTTCAATCGCCGATATGGTAAAACTTTTCTTTCTTCGATATGTTCTCTTACGCCTGACCATAACCCATTATTGAGTAGGCCTACTTATAATTGAGTAAAGCGATTATCTATTATGACCTTTCTATAACAATTAGTACAATGATAATAATTGCCGCTAATGTTATCTTCAAAAAATATCATATATGGACTACCGCATCTTTTACATTTAATTATAACATCTTTCCTTATGCGATCCTCGGCCTTCTTACTAACCTCGCCATAACCTTTCTTTACATATGGTGAGGGGCTCATTCTGATTTGAACCCCTCGCAGTTAGGACACGGATATTGAGAACCCTTTAGGTAACTAATTTTCCATTCATGTTTACATCGGGTGCATCTTAGAATAGCTTCTCTTCGAAAATTCATTTGTCACCCATACATTTAGAACAACCTTGTTTAAGATCGTTATCATTAGAAAAGGGGTTATAGTGTGGATTCGGTACGTCAAGCGCTAAACCTTGCGATACCGTTGCGCGGGGGTCATATCGGGCCTCACAGTTAGGACAATCCTTTAATTTAATCCATATATTACAGTCAATACACTCGATTCCGACAGGTACATCCCTTAGATTATCAGAATAACATTTAGGACATAGCTCCCCGATATACAACATAGTCACTACTTTAGTAAAAAACTCTGAACGGTTCTTGACATGCTTATCAAGAAAGTTCTTTAATGTTACGGGGATCGTTAAGTTCACTAAGGTCTTATCAATCTTTTTACCGTTACTATCTACTTCGGGCGGGCGGCCTACTTTGGGTTTAGTCATAGTGCTGTCCCCAATAACAACCCACGCACAGACATGATACTCCTATCAAGTCATTCCAAGCCCTCACAGACTCAGGAGTAATCTCCTGTGGCTGTTTACAACAATCACAATTCCGGTACTGTTTCTCACACATAGAATAAACAGTATTCGGACAGGGTTAATATAATTATATGTATGTGAAACTCTCTCTACTAGTGAGGGGTTAATCCCCAAACCCCGTTATTACCCACTATAATTTCTATTATAAAAAGTAGTATTTATACCACACGGTTTTTTAATGAAAATAATAAACCGTCATACTAATAATAAAGAGTTTTACATACATATAATATATAATATACCTACATTTTACCAAACTGGGACTTGTTTTCTACTAGTTTTGGACTAGTTTCTGACTTCGGAAGGGGTAAAGAGTTACTTAGTCCTGACTTGTTCGCTACATATTCAAGTAAGAGACTA